CTGAGTATCATTCAGGGGTTACACTTACATGCACATCATACTATGAGTGTTGATGTAGATAGTTATGTTCACAAGTTTTTGAAGAAGAACCCTGATACGTGTAGGAAAATCGACTATTGAATTCCACTGGCGGGGAAAAAAATTTCCCGCCAATTTTTTTGTCAAAAAGTCGCGTCAACCAGTTTTCTTTAACTGCTGGTTAATATAATTTCCAGACTTCTTATAAAGGTTCTGCTTTCTGAAGTCATTTACAAATGACACAAGATATTCGGGCTTGAGAAGATAGATTTCTCTTTTCTTTTCATTCTCTCTGTGGAACCACTCAGCAACGGTAACGGGACCACAAATCTCGTTACCGTTTTTTGTTACAATAGAACCATTGATGTTGAGTTTGTGTGTTCCATTGTAGAATGTTTCATCAACACGTTGACCTGCTTTATAAGGTCCAATCTCATCAGTTTCGTAGTGATGAATCGTTCCATATGGATCATCATACTCACTCTCTAATGTCTTATACATCTGGTAGTTTGTCATCGGCCAGTCATACTGAACGTTTACCATGTTGTTGACTAGAAGAATCACCCAGTCATAGAATGGATCACCGTATGCTTTTTCTGCTAGAGCATCTGGACGTTCGCCATCTTCGATAGCATACTTCTGAAAGATGACAGCATTAGAGAACACATCATCATTGACTTTATACCTACGAAAGAAATTCTTAGCAGTTACAAAGTCCGATTCAGAGAACGGATAACTGATTGGTTTCTCATCGTATGAGATGTTTGGAACGAGTGAAAAATACATTTATCTTACGGAGTTGTCGATGTCTTCAGCAAAACAAATTTTTGTCTCTTGGAAGTTAAGAGACAACCCAACTGCTACTGGTTGCCCGTCAGTATATGTAGCATAGGTTCCATCAGGAGTATAGTTAACATCAACTGATGTCAGAGCACACATTTTATATCTTGGTAGTCTAGGATTTTCACCAGGACCTTTCATGAAAGAAACTCTAACTAGTTTTGGCACTCCAATAAATCCTAGTTTTATCCCTCTGTTTTTTCCAGTTGGGTTGAATCCAAATACTCTTCCTGGATCTGTTGATGGTAGCATAGCTCTTTTGAACTGCGTTACAATGTTATTAACCTCCCCTGATTCTTGACTATGCCTAGGAACTAACTTAAAATTTAGTTGAAAGTTTCTCATCTGAACTCCACCAAATAGTAGTTCTGTATTTGGATTGAAGATTGCTCCAGAGATTCCACCAAAGATATCGTCATAAGATAATGAGTCTCCTGCTAACTTTGTCGTCGCAGTTTGTAATGCTGCAGCACCTGCCAGTGGTCCTGTTTTGTCAAGTAAATTATTGATGGCAGTAATTCCCGCTGCTGCTTTATTTCCAAGTGATCCTTGACCCATAGCTCGTAGAGCATCTGTTGCCAAGTTACTCATATTTTTTCCATCCCAGTTTGCTCTAAATCCAGATGAGATATCTTCTGGCATGTAAAGCATGATTGGTTTGTAACCACCAGATGGGGTATATTCATTCGCTTGGTTATAGTCAAACACTCCACCAGCAGATTGTCTATTGGGTCCAAATGGAGCACTGTAGTCATAAAATTGAAACAATACGAAATCACCGTCTGCTGCAATACCTCCTTGATCTGATCCTGCCATTGGATAACGATAAGAACCAGCACCTTCTGGTGGTCTCGCCGCAGGTTGAAGTGATCCTAAATTAATTTTTCCCGATGCTGCTCTTTGATCAGATGCTTTATTTTCCGCCTGAGTATCTAGATCATAACCTACTGCTACACCAACTATTCCTTCTGGGGGTTGTACTATTTGTGTTCCCCCTTCTGGTTTGAAATTGAGTGGTTGCTCTACGAATCCATAAGTAAATGGTTTCCAAGTAGGATCATTTATATCAACAGGTCTAAGTTTCCATACATAGGTTTTACCACCAGTGACAAAATAATCTCCTGGTCGGTAAATACTATCAAATTTTGCTGATGGTTGCGCTTGTGGTGATTGCTCTTCAGCCATTACTTAGCCATCTCCCTAGATTGTTTGGTGCCGTATCCTCTCACTGCTCTTTTACCTGTGATTTTATCGTAGAACTTCTCATCAGTCTCTTCCCAAACGATTTGTCTATCGATAGGAAAAGTCATTCCATTGACATCTTTCACATAGTCCTCGGTCGGCAGGAGAATGGCAGTGTCCCATTCAGCGGCGGCAAGGTCAAGATATAAACCTTCTACATGGTTACTGAGATATTTATGGAAACATACCTTAGGTATGTCAACTCTACCTTGAATGAGTTTCTTTACAGTAACGATTCTTTTCTTTGGTGATAGGTAATGTAGGTTAGCACCCCAAAATTCATCCTTGCCTGGTGCTTTGATGACATATACTAGAGGAAATCTGTCATAGTAAGGCAACCACTTCATCTTTGCCTTATACTCAAACATATACAGATGACCTGCTACTGTATACCTACGCAGTTCATTCTTATCTTGTTCTTTAGCGGCACCAACGCGATCTTTGCGTTCGTCCATGATATACTTGTTGAAGTTCTTCTTATATTTTCCTGCTTCTGCTTTGACTGCTGATCTATACCAGGAGAGCGACTTCTTCTCTCCCCCAGTAGCATTGTTTACTCTTTCAAAGAGTGTTTTATATCCAGGGTCCTTATTGACGGAGTTGCGCTGGATAGATGCAAATCCTGTTGCCATTGTTATACTCCTAAGTGATCTTCGGTAAGTATTAAGAAGTTCATCTGCCTGTCTTCACAATACTCACGCGCAGCGGACCACTTTGCGTAGTTCTTTGCGTATGTCAGAGCAGCATTACGATAGGCAGCAGTTTTTTTGTTTTTGTCATTCGGGGGTGTTGTTTGTTTCTTGGGTTTGATCTCAATAATATATTTGGTGATGACACCAGTCTTTTCACGAACCTTGATATAAAAGTCTGGAAAGTATCTCCTCACTCTACCATCGGGAGCACGATAGGGAATGATTACCTCTTCGCTCCCCCACTCTATTATTGAGGGGTTGTTATCACAGAACACCATGAACTTTCGTTCCCATAATGATCTATAGATAACACGAGTTGGGTTTCCACGATACTTGCCAGGATTTACTGGTTTGTAAAATCCAGAGTACGCCATAAATATAGTTGGACCAACATAGGTATTTAGTGTGTCAATCAATAGATTTATGTCTGCCATCGCCGCTAAGGGCGGGATGTCATTATCAAATAACTTTATTGTGAGATTTGAAGGAGCTCCTTATGACCCCAACACGCCTATTGGAGCTGTTTCTCTTGAAGAATATGTCGAATTTATGTGTGACGAGGCACAATTGCCAAACATCAATACAGCAACTGGATCTATTAATGGTCTCTACACTGGTTTAGGAAACATTGATTATCCTCACACTAAAGTATTCACAGAACTTCAGTTAGGATTCATGTTGGATGCTGACTTGACAATGTTAAAATACCTAAACTATTGGTATAATTATATTTTTGATGAGGGTGGTGGAACAGGAGAAGATAGAGTTACTAGAGTTAAGTACAGGAATCAATACGCGGCAACAATAAAAATTACGAAAACTGAAACTGGTCCTACTTCATCAACACAAAGGCAACCTATTACGTATGTTTTGGAGCAAGCATATCCATATGCTATTGATGCTATACCTCTACAATTTGGTTCGGCACAAATTACAAAAGTAACAGCACAATTTAAGTATCAGAGACATTACATTATCAATAAGGATACTACAAATGTGAAAGACTCTCAGATTCCTGCTGGTGGTAGATTAGTTGGATCACGAGAAATTAGTAAAGGAGTTATAGAACAAGAGTGGTTGCTTCCGAACGGAAAAATTATCAAGAAGCAAGTTTCAACATCTGATGTACTAGATTATGTACCACCAGCACCGCCAACAGTTCCAGCAACACCCAAGAAACCAGAGGCAATTGAAAGACGCCCAGGAGAAAGTCCTAGAGAGTTTGCACAGCGTCGTTCGCGTGAATTACAAAATTGACTTTTCGATTCCATGAAAGGGGGAAAATTTTTTCCGCTAATTTTTGGGTCTAAAAGTTGCGCTAAATATACATATGAACTGGTCTAAACATAATGGCATTACCACAAGTTGTCCTTCCAACCTATGAGTTGGAAATTCCGTCTAATGGCAAAACAATCAAATATCGTCCATTTGTAGTAAAAGAAGAAAAATTACTTCTTCTGGCAATGGAGTCAGAAGATGACGGGCAGATTGAAGCAGCAGTAAAGCAACTATTGAAAGGTTGTATTCAATCTCGCGTGAAAATTGATGATTTGGCAATTTTTGATCTAGAGTACATTTTCCTTCAGATCCGTGCTGTATCTGTTGGTGAAATTGTTGATATGAACATTACATGTCAAGATGATGGACAAACTATTGTTCCGTATAAGTTGAATTTGTTGGAAGTTGAAGTACAGAAACCAGAAGGTCATTCTAACAAGATCATGCTTTCTGACGAAATGGGTATTATCATGAAATATCCAAAATTTGATACCTTTATCAGTGGATCTATTATTGGAAAATCTCCAACAGCAGATTCTGTTATTGATATTATTGCTGGTTGTATCGATCAACTTTTTGATGGTGAGGATGTGTATGACAGTTCTACTACTAGTAAGAAAGAATTCAAGGAGTTTTTAGAAAATCTTACTAATAGTCAATTTGAGAAGATTCAAGCATTTTACGAATCTTCGCCAAAATTGGAACACACTATTAAAATCACAAATCCCAATACTGGGGTTGAAAATGAGGTGGTATTTTCGGGATTATCGTCTTTTTTCGGATAGCACTCTTCCACAATACGCTGGAAGGGTACTATAAGACTAACTTTGCTTTGATGCAGCACCATAAATATAGCTTGAGTGATGTTGAAAATATGATGCCGTTTGAGAGACAAGTTTATGTTTCTCTATTGATGCAACATTTAGAACAAGTCAAACAACAACAAGAAGCGGCAGCTAAACAACGATAATGGCACACGGGTTTCTACAAGCAACTGATTTAAGAACCGAGAGAAATTATCTTGGTAATATTGCTAGTGCCATTGGAAATAGAATCGGTAAAGCTTCTGATATGGCACGCAGAGAGCGTGCATATGCCGAGAGTATTGCTGAGAAGAATAATACATCGCTATCAGAAGCTGGTATTGGAAGAGGTCATTTCTTCCAGAGAGCATTGGGATCTACTTTTGGCGGTGATGCTATCGCTAGAACTAGAGGTAGATTTGCCAAAGATGCCACAATGAGTATTGATCCTACAGGATCACAGGCATCTAGATTTAGGGGTGGATTTGTTGATAGAGGTCGTTACGATTATTCTGAAGAAATTTTTAGTTCTCCCGCTGCGAGAGGCGGAGCATTAGCAACAATTTTTAGTTCTGGTCCTAGTGTCGCACAGAAACTATTAGACGCAGGACCAACAGCAATTAATCCAGAAGTTCTTGGTGGCGAAATTGCGAAATACCAAGGATCTCCTACTACCAATGCTGCTGGATTTACAGTAGATACACAAGCAACAGAAATTAAAGATATTGCTGGTATTCTGAACCAGATTGGTCAGTTGATGGTTAGAACCAACAACAATACTATTCAGGCAGTTGATAGCGTACAAAAAGTAAATGTAAAAGTTGTTGAGAGCATTCAGTCTTTGGGACAACTTCAGGTTGGTATTGCTGAAAGGCAAATTCAAAATCAGAGACTACTTGCCTCTAATGCTGAAAATACAGCAGAAAAGATTGCTTCTAGACAACTAGCTGCTTCTGAAAAAGCAAACATGGCTCAGCAGAGGGTATCTAGCGGCGATTTAGATCCAGAGGGTTCTGGAATGGAAGGACCGCAAGGTGGTATTCTTGGTAGCATGTTTGGTGCTCTAGGAAATGTTTTAGATACTGGATTGAATTTGCTTGGTGGTCGCCGTGGTGGTCGCCGTGGTCTTGGTAGGATGAGTCGTGCTGGAAGAGCAGCTCAAAGAAGACAAGGATTCTCCACTGCTATGGATGGAGATGTTGGTATTCGTGGAATGAACTTCCGTGATACGACAACTACAGGAAATACCCTCTCTAGAAGTAGAATTCGTGCAGGTACTGCTGGTAAAGATGTATACAAAACCGCACAAAAAGATATTACAAAGAGGTATGCTCAAAGGTATGGTGAAAAAGCTGCTCTCAAGAGATTTGGTGCTGAGAGTTTAGAAGCAGCAGGAATGGGTCTTACAAAAGGAGCAAGAGTCATGAGATTCTTGAGTCCCGTATTGAAGAGAGTTCCTATTGTTGGTGGACTGTTAGATTTTGGTATTAGTCTTGCTCTGGGAGAACCAGTTGGTAGAGCAGCAGCAAAAGCAATTGGTGCTACACTTGGTGCTGGTTTGGGATCGTTTGTTCCAATCCCTGGTGTTGGAACCATTCTTGGTGGTATTGCTGGCGACCTAGTTGGCGGTGCGATTTATGATGCTCTAGCAGGAGGTTCTGGCGGAACAGAAACAGCAGGTCCAACTCCATTTGCTGCTGGTGGTATTATCACGCAACCTACAAATGCGTTAATGGGTGAAGCGGGAGCAGAAGGTGTCTTCCCGCTAGAAGGAGCAAAAGGAAGAAAAACATTCCTTCAGTTTGGTGAGGGTATCTTAGAAGCACAGAAACAAAATAAAAAACTATCTGCCGAAATTCAAGCAAGAGGATTGGCAGAATATTTTGATAAGAAACCATGGTGGGAAAAGTTTATAGAGGGATTGAAGAAAATTCTTCCTGGTTGGATGGGAGGAAATAACGACGATAGAAACCGCCGCAATCCTAATCCTGGTGGCGGCGGTGGAGATATTGATGTATCTAAACTTGCTGGTGACACTCCAGAAGCAAAAGCATGGTTGGCAGCAATCAATGCTACAGAAGCTGGTGGTCCTAATAGATATAACACATTAGTTGGTGGTGAAGTTGTTCCTGAATTGACACAAATGACAATGCAGGAAGTCTATGACATGGCATATGGAAGTTCTATTGGAGAGGGATATTTACCAGAAAGATTTGGTGGTAGAAGAGTAACTTATGGAGCAGATTCACATGCTGCTGGTGCTTTCCAGTTCCACCCAGATACAATGATGGCAAGAGTAAGGGATGCAGGAATGGATCCGAATACGACTTTATTCACTCCTGAGAATCAACAAAAACTTGCTTTAGCGCATTTGATGAATCTCGGTGTTGATCCAAATAAAGCAATGGATTCTGCTTCTCTAGCAAAAGCAGGATCAATGGCAGGATGGCAAGGACTTTCTGTAGAAAATGGACACATTACAGAAGCTGGTGCTCTGAGATTGTATGCAGACATGCTACAAAGAGCGAATAATGGCAACGCTAATGGAATGGGTGACTTAAATACTACCAATTTAAGTCCAGAAGCTGTTCAGTCTGCGATTGAAGCACTTGGTGGTGATCCATCTGCCCCACTTAATACACCAACTATTACAGGACCACAAACATCAAATCCTTTTGGTGATCTATTAGCAAAATCAGCTCAAACTGATGCTCAAGCAAGAGCATTGCAAATGCAACCGATGGCATTTACACTACCAATGACTTCACCAGGCACACAATCAAATGACGGTCAGCAAGGATTTGCTTTTGGACTGGCAACTGCTGGTTCCTCTGGTATGGGAACCGATCCATTCTCTAGTCTTGGTCTCATGACTCTTAAATAATCATGGAAATATCAAATCCCACTGACTTTACTTTAACAAAAGTCGTCATTTATCCAAATGACGGAAAACCAGCACGACCTATTACTCCTCTGGTTAATAGTTTTGAGTATGTAGAGAATATCACGCATCCATTTTTATCAGCAAAAATGGAAGTAGTTGATAGTGCTGGACTTCTTGCTGGACTTCCAATTCAGGGTGGTGAAAGAGTAGTAATAGAAGTAGATGCTAAAGCATTTAAAACAAAAGTAGAGTATGAATTTGTTATTTGGACTATTCAAAATAGGTTTGCTAGACAGCAAAAACAATCATATGATATTGGTTTAGTTTCGGCAGAAGCATTGATAAATGAGGTTACTAGAGTTAATAAACCACTGTCTGGAAATCCTGAAAGTATTGTAAAAGATCTTCTTTCTAATGTACTGAAAGCACCTAAAGAGGTGTATTCTGAACCATCTAAGTTTGAGACTAAAATAATTGCTAATAGAAAAAGACCATTTGATCTTATCGCTGACCTCTCTGTAAAGAGTGTTTCTCCGCAAACAAATTACACGTCAACTAATTCTGGCAATACAAATCAGTCAGAGCAACAAGTTAAGGGATCTGGTGGATTTTTCTTCTGGGAGTCAAAAAGAGGTTATAATTTCTTTGCTGTTGATTCTTTATGTGC